TTGCCGCCAAACTTGTATTTGAATGTAAACTCTCTCTGTTTTGAATTTTTACTCATTTTCCCCTGCCTTTAAAAACTTCTTCAAATCGGGTTTAAAGTAATTTTCGCCTTTTACGATTTTCCCGTTCTCGTTGAAAATCGGATTGCCGTTTTCATCAAACTTACTCCAGTTTGATAAATTGACTTCTTGCAATGCCCCAGCCATGTCAAAGCCCATCATATAGCCTACGCCGATTGCTGTTACGATTTGGTCGCACAACGCGTCTAAAATCTCGACAGACTGATTTTCATCCATACTTTCAACGCCTTTGAGATATGGGGCGCAATTACTCTTAAATCGCAACTCTTGTAAAGCCACATCATCACAATGTAGATTCATGGCGTTGCACATTTCTTTAATCTCTTCAAAATGGCACCCAAACTGAACCATCACATCTTTACTGGTTGGCTCTGGCTTTGCCGCTTTGAACCAATTAATGATTTTTTCAATGTTCATTTTTTAAGCTCCTATTTGTACTGTGTATTCTTTGCGGTCATGCGGTTTATTTGTGTTTACTGCTTGCGCTTGGTAGTAGGCACATAGACCGTCCGCGCTTGGATAGGTCAAGACGTTGATTGCCTCAACCTTGTAAACCGCGCCGTCCTGCGTCTTAAATTCCTGACCGATTTTGTACGGGCAGCCGTGTTTTTCTGGGTTATCTTTCAGGTCGTCTAAAAGCTCGCCCCGCTTTCTGTTGAGATAATCTATCGCCGCTGATAGCTGGCGGAGGTCGTCTGAAATTGTCATTGTGCTGTCCTTACTCTTCAGGCGGTTGGTAGTTCGGGCGGTTCAGGTTGATCCGGTAAGTGCATCCAATGACTAACGGGATATTTACGGTCACTCAACCACTCACCAAAATCGTTATAAGATATTGTTTCATCACAGCGGCACCAAAGAATATCAATACCGTCATCCGCGAAAACAAACAGCCCGCTTGTAAAACCGTAATCATATTCAAACCAGCCTGCCCATACGGGCGTATCTAACGGCGGCAACTCTTCAGATACTTTCTTCCATTCATTCATCTTTGTTGTCCTTTCTGATATTCATTTATCTGTATCGCCACTTTCGGGATTCCTGATACTTCCACCGCAACGATGACGGCGGTGATCAGGATTGCGGCAATTATGTCTTTCATATGATTTCTGCCCGAATCAAGTCCTTGCGGAATTGGTTGTAATTAATCAGGCTGATTCCCGTGTTTTCCTCGAACGGAATCAGGATTTTTGCCATTGCGACACGCACAAAATCTGACAATCGGTCGAAGCTGCCAAGCGTCTTATAGTCATCATGGCGAAGTTCGGGAATTGTGTTTGCCGGTTCTATGACGTTGTTGCATTCGGCGACTCGGTAGAAATGCCATGCCGCATTTAATACCTCTTCACGCAACACGTTTTCTTTTTCGCCGATGTCTTTTGCGATGGTGCGTATCGATTTGCCGTTGATGATGTCAAACAGGGCTTGAATATAGCGTTTCGGGCGGTCGTACAGACTGGCGGTATACAGGGCGATTTGCACGCTTGCACAATAAAGACCTACCTTGTCGATGGTCTTTTCAGGGACGACCGCATCATATGCCTCACAAAACTGAATCAGCTTCAACACTGGCTTCAGGACTCCACGCCGTTGGTTTGGCGACAGGTCGTCTGAATCATTACCGCGTAGGCTCTCGATTGCTGCCTGTGCTTCATTGGTCGTTTTGCTTAACTCGCTGTCGGCGTAGATACAGGCGACAACACGCATTGCGCGGATAAGCTTTTCAAACACGGTTACGCTTATCCTGTCATAACCGTAAACCATCGCTTCATAGTGCATAAGGTTTTTGATGTTTTCGGTCAGTTGCGCGTCAAGGCTTTGCGGTTCGCCTTTGTGCATCGCCATCTTGTTCATCGCGTGAATTGTGGCGATGTTTGCCAACTTGTTACGGTCAGCGCGTTTGTTGCCGATATTCTCGCGGGCGTATTTTTTAACGGCTGATTCTTTCTTCGCAGCGCGCTTGGCGGCCATCATTTGACTTGCTGTTTGCATTTGGTTTCCTCGCTAATTGCCGTCCTCTCAACGGCTCGGGCGTTTGGCTGCCTGCCTGTGGGGTTGTTATCGTTTGCTGTCGATGTATGCCATAGCAACATCTATCGCCTCTCGGATGTTGTTGCTTGTAGCCGCCAATACCTCGAAATGGTCTTCTTGCTTCTGAATAACGGCATTGGGCGTAGGGTGTATATCGCCATCTTCATCACAAAGCTTTTCAGTTAACGCGCAATCATTTTTCACTAGCCAATCAAGGCGCACGGTGTCAGGGTGTGGGACGATTTCCAGCGTCTCGGGTTGTGCCACAGCAACTAATTCATTAGCTTTTACAAATTCAGGATGGTGGAATCCTTCAAAATGAACCTTTGCTTCATTGTGCTCTGTATTCATTCCAACAATTACCCCGATTTCAGGGTAAAAATCTTTGTTTTCATGTTGAACCAAATCGCCGAATTTAAATTGTTGCGTCATTTTTTTCTCCCCCATTTTTAGGATGGCTGAGTTATCAATCATGGTTTGAGCAGTAAAAATAAAATCTTTTTGATTTTCTTTGATATGTTTTGAAACATCGTTAATAAAAATTGATACTAATACCGCCGATAAGTAAGCAATTCCTTCTCTTACATTATCTTCATGCTCTGGGTTAATATCAGGTGTTTCAAAAACAACGCCTACATCATTGGTAGAAATTTTGAAAACATATTCAGTCATTTTTACTCCTTAACTCAAAAAGGGACGTCGTCGTCAATGTATTCAACGGGCGCAGCGGGTGCTGCTTGACGGCGTGGCGGTGTTGGCGTTTCTGCTTGTGCCTGTTGCTCACTGTTACCACCGCCCAGCATCTTCATTTCATTGGCGATGATGTCGTATGCCGTGCGTTCCGCGCCGTTCTTGTCGGTGTATTTACGGCTTTGGATTTTGCCTTCCAAATACACCTGACTGCCTTTCTTCAGGTATTGCCCGGCGATTTCAGCAAGGCGGCGATACATTGTGATGTTATGCCATTCTGTTCTCTCTTGACGCTGCCCGTTGCGGTCGTTCCATGCCTCGCTCGTGGCGACGCTGAAGTTACAAACCGCCTCGCCGTTGGGCATATAGCGCGTTTCAGGGTCACGACCGAGACGCCCGATTAGGATTACTTTATTCAGCATTTTCAGGATTCCTTTTTTAAGGTTTATTTTTTCTTCCCAATTTTTTTATATTTCAATAAATCTTTTAACTGGAAAAAAATGTCAAAATCCGTCTCCAAATCCTGACTGATTACGTCAGCAGCGACCACGCCGTAACTGTTGGCGAATGAGTCGCCGGTCGAGTTATTGATTACGACTGGATCGCTTTTAATTAAGACAACGCGACCGGTTGGAGACTTCCAAATCTCGCCCTTTTTAGGCGCGGTTGCACTAGCCAATGCTTCCGCCTGGTCAGTAGCTAATGAATAGCTTCGCGCCTCTTTAACGTCTTTTTTACTTGGTCGCTTATTGAATACTTCGAACTTCATATTTTTTCCTTTTTGGTTTCTTTAAAAACTGTTTTGACAGGCTTCCAGACAACCTTCCCGTCTATCTCTTGCGCCTGCCTGATTCCGACGATGTGGATGTCTGGATTCCCCGCAAACAGCCTGATAAATTCTTCCGCCGTCTCGATTGACGAATATTCAGGGCTGATTTGGTAGCGGGCGTTACTAAGCCGCTTCCATTTGCGCGTGTCCTCGTACCACTTCGACTGCTTTTTGTCATATACAAGCCGCCGCCGTTTTTCTTCTTCGGGACGGCTTTTACCAAACACTGCGAACATGACGGCTCCTTACAGGGCGTTGATTTCTGCCTTTTGCTCTTCGGTCAGCGCGTATTCTTCCAACACTTCGGCAACTTCTTTCACGCCTGTTGACACCGCTTCAACCAATGCCGCGAACAGTTCTTCGGACGGCGTGGGCTTGGTTTGCTCTACTACGTCAGCCGTAATAGTGTTTTCGGCAATTTGCTTAAACCGCTCATGATTCTCGCTGCCAAGTTTCAGACGACCTGCGGCACCAATATCGGAAAACCATTTTTTGTATTCTTCGATACCTTTGTTTGCCGCCGCCTCGCCGTCAGCAATCAGACTATCTAACTCCGGGTCTGCTTTTACTTCTTTGGGCGTTTCGGGTGTTTCAGGCATTTGAATGCGTTGCGCTTCGTCTTCGTCGTAGATACCACTGAATCCAAATGCCAAGCGTGCGGCTTGAATCATGGCTTTGTGGCGGTGCATTCGTTTGGTGTGGCTCTGCCATGGGCCGTTTACTTCGCCGTACTTCCCTTTGAATGGCGGGCGGTACACTTCGTCCAAATATTCGCGCGCGACAATGGGATGGCTGCGGTCTTTTCGGTAAATAACGCACTCCACCCATTCATGGGCTTTTGTTTTACCGCCGTCGGGGGTGGTAGTTTCTTCGGAGTATTTGAACTCCATGCCGTCAAATTGTGGGTGGTTGTTGATAATCCGCGACCAACCGTCCACGCCGACAACGGGGACAATGCCGTTTTGCTTATCGGGGAATGCGTAAATCTCTTTGGTAAAGGGATTTAAGTTGTATTGGGTAGCGACAATCATCAAGGCGTTAAATTGCGCGTCGGAGGCGTCGCCTTTAAATACGGTCTGTTTTAGGGTGCTTACCAGTTCGGCGGCGTCGCCTTGAATGTTGAATTGTTTTGCAAGTGCTACTGCTTGGTTTTGGGCGATACTCATTTTTAAAATCCTTATTTGTATTGATTCAAAAGCGTTTCGTAATAGGCTTGACAGGCTGTTACACGCTCTTTGATTAGTTCGATTTTTTCGTCATCACGCATGACGGTTACGGTCGTTATGCGCTTTTCAATCGGGATGGCTTCCACAAGGTCGATGAATTTCTCACGGTCTTCCCACGGCTTCAGCAAATCTTCGGGCGTGGGTAACAGCCAAAAATCAATGTCGGCGCGGTCGCAATCAAACAGCCACATATAGCCTTGCATTTGCCAGTCGTAGCCGGCTTTGATGGCTTTCTTTTCGGCTTCGTCGCGGAAGAATGGATGCGTCCCGATGTCCCATGAACACTTTGTATCGATAATCAGGCGGTCGTCTGAATCGTAAACATCACATTCGCCCGTCAGCCAGTCATTGACGCGCCGCTCGATGTTTTTCCGGTACTCTTTGCCTCGAACCAAACCGCTGTATTTGATGGCGGTTTCTTCCATTAGGTCGCCCTTTTCGGTATAGGCGTTACCGTCGAAAGATTCAAATCCGAACAGTTCGCGCTTCGCCATCTCAATCAGTTTGGATTTGGCGGTCTCCGTGATGGTCTCGCCTTTTGTTTTTGGCTTGCCGATGATGTCGGCAATAGATGAACATCGAATCTTCATAACCCACCTGCCAAAAGGCTATCCATATAAACCCGCGCGTCAGATTCCGTCTTGAAAACTTTAACGCCCTCCAACTGCGCCCGCTTTACCTTATCGGGGCGGAACGTAACCTTGTTGTAGCCGTCGGGCATGATTCCGACTTGATACCCGCCTCGTACTTTTCGCATGACTACGTTTGGGCTGCGCGGCAAACCCATAAAGCCTTTAACCTTTGCCGACAGGCTGCCTGCAAGTTCGTATGGTCGATGGTTCATTTCGGAATCTCCTTGTATTTGTAATATCGCATTGATGGTTTACAGGTTTTCTTATCCACCTTCTCATTACCATGCTTATCAACTCGAGGCTTGAGAATTGCTATATAAACAGGGCGGATAAAATCTTCCTGACCTTTGCAAAGCTCCACAAAATCCATAGCTATCTTTTCGGATGAAAAGTCGCCTGAAATTTGATAGCAGCCCTTATCTTTAGCAAAGTCTTTTCTTCGTCTTGGACTTTTACCCCAAGTTTGTTAAATGACTTTTCATATTCTTTTTTCTTTGATTTACCAAATACTGCAAACATTATTTAACCTCCGCGTCGCCGCGCATTCTCTCGGCGGCTGTTCGTTGTTCGTCCCTTTCCGCGCTGTGGGCCTC